GCAAGGAACTTATCCCTCTCATTATCTCTAGCCGTGTTCATAATTGAATCACTATACCCCCGATTCTTGTTTTCATCCTCTCTGGGTGTCATAGAAGTTTGGTCTCCGTACCCTCCACCCATAGACTCCAAAAACTGAGGGGTTGTGGGAGTTGCCCCACCCCAATTATCCCCACTGTGAAACCTGTCTAATGCCTTGAGAAAATTTCTTCCTTCCTGACCAGTTGTGCCGTATTTTTGTCTGCCAGTTTTAGGGTCATACTTACCGTGCACACCACGTTCTTGCACCTTGTTTCCTCTTATGATACTAGCCATTGTATTCTCCTATCCTAATAGTGATGCACCGCCCATTGCTAGGCCGACATAAGGGTTCCCAGTTGAAGCCCAACCTGACAAGCCAGCACCTAGTGCACTACCTAACTTGTTACCTTTTTGCATTGGGTTATTTTGAGTAACATTCTGACCAGTTGGGGCACCCGATACAATGTTGGAACCGAACATGGCTTGGTTTTTATCCCAATCACGTTCCTCACCCCACTGCTGATAATCGAAGTCTTTCTGGTTCTGGTCTCGACCTTCTATGTCTGCTCCAACTTGAGAAAGCATCTGAGCATCCTGTGCTGATGCCCCTCTTGATCTATCTGCCATATTAGCCATTTGATCTGCACCTGCCATCCTTAATCTCTGGGCATCCATTCCTGCCGACTGATTATATTTCTGAGCATCCTGATTCATTTGCATGTCAGCACGTTTCTGGGCTGAAGCATCTGCAAAACTCTGATTAAGAAGTTGGCCTGTCTGCTGGTTAAGATTAGACATTACCTCACCTGCCATAGCACCTTTCTCTAGTGCTGCTCGTGAACCCATGCCAGCACCAGCCATTTGAGATGATGCCCCTATCTGGTTACGGCCCATCTGCATAGACTTCATAGCTTGATCCTGTAGTCCTCCAATCACATTAGAAGTGTGAGGATTCATATACTGGTCAACTCCCTTTCCTGCCAGAAAATCACCTCCACCAACTTGCTGTGCATTATATCCTGTTGCAGCTTGACCAACCTTGCCAGCATCCCCATAAGCACCTTGTCCCTGACCCTGCATATCCCTGATGCCTTGTTGAGCAGTCTTTGTGTCACCAGAAGCACCAGCAAACCTGTCACCTTCATAAGCTGAATATTCCTGATCCATAACACCCTCGGCCTTATCAAAAACCTTCTGTCTCATCTTCTTTACTTCTGGGTCAAGTTCTGTCTTTGACGTTGAAGGTGGGGGTGGTTTACTGCCACCTAATAAACCACCGAGGAAATAACTCTTTAGTCCGGTCTTTTTATCTTTAGTCCCTGAGCCTCCAAAATACTGTAGAATTTTCCCTTCTCTTGGAGTGATATGTGCCAGCATGTGCCCCTTTGGGCCATTAGCTTGAAGCCAGTTTTTAGATGGGTTTTTATTCATTTTTTCTTCTCTGTTAGAATCTATTAAATTACTGAATGACTTACTCCATGCTTCAGCTTGGTTGGGGGAAACAAATTCTTTGTAATCGTTGTTTACTAGGGCATACTGCTTTGCCTCTTCAGGACTAAGTTTTTTTAACTCCCCGTCAATCATCCTAATCGTAGGGAAAAGTATCTCTTTCCCTTTGTGTTCAGTTGACATAGTTCTAACCGACTCATTATTTTTTGTCATCGGTGAGTTAGGGTCTAATGCCCTTTTCTGCCACTTAAACATAAGGGTTTGTGCTGGTTACTGGTCTACTGTCTACTGTTGTTACTGCTGATGCAGATAAGGTTCCGTTGTCTGCTACGACTATTCTAAAATAACTTCCATTTGGTGATCTAATAACGATGCTACCTTTGTCTAAAACATTGTCTCTGTCTGTTTTTACTGACACAGATTCTTCGTCGATGACAAGAGATGCCAGATCAAACATATAGTTCTTGCTATATTCCTCTGGAGGATTAGGTAATGGTTTCTGAGTCCTCATCTTTCACCTGCTACTGAGGTACCAAACCTGACTTCTCCGAATCTCCATTCCTGATCAAAAGGACTCTCCACCCTTAAGAATGCCTGTCTCCCTGTAAACCGTGTATCTGTATACCCGTCATTCTCTAATGTATACGGCCCCTTTTCAATGCCAGTTCCATCAGGGGTGTCGGCAGTGGTTGTTTTTAATCTTAATCCACTCGTGCCAGCATCACTGTCTGTAAGTATCTGTGTGACATTCATCATCTTATCTCCTACCCCAATCTCAATGGCACCACTTTCTGCATAACAAAGGTGTTCTTCAGAAGAGACGTTTGGATGCAACCCTATATCAACCCCCTTTGCCACAACTCTGCTTTCCATTGCCGAAAGTGCTACAACGTCAGCAGGTGCAGTTACAGCAGAATTTCTCGGTATAGGTGTAGACTGAGTATCCGGATCCATTTCGTGACGATAAAGGTATCCATCTGCTCCAGCCCAAACAGGATACCCAAGTGCATCAGGACTTTCTAACGCAGTCCTTTCCAGTTCACCTGTTGTCCAATGCTGTTCCCTGTAACTATAAGTCACATAACGGGTACAATATTCATCCCCTTCTTTTGGATAAAACCAAATTATTTCACCAAAGTCACTATTATGTCCTGCTGCTATCAGACCTTCTACATCAAGGTTAATGTCAGAGAAAACATAATCTGCCACATCACAAGTCAACTCTTTAACATAACCCCCAGTGAACGACCAGAATCTTCCTCTTGACATCCATGCCACAAAGTCGGCACTGCCAGCAATACATTTCATCCCAACTGGGCCACCACCCTCTGTCAATCTCTCTACACCATATACATAAGGAGGCCCAAGATAGTTCGTTTTCCATACATCAGAAGTTGTAAAAACTAATACTCCATATCTCGTTTTAAATCCTCCTACTATCCTGCCTTTGGTCTGTAGGTCTAAGTCTCCTGCTGTATTAGTCAGAGAAGGAGTCCAATTAGTAGTGCCAGTTAATCCTTCTTGGTGTGCCCACTGTATACGTCTTTGATTCCCTCCTGCACCTAGCACCATAATGTGTCTCTCTGGTGTTACTAATACAGCAACATTAGAGATTGGTGCATTTGCTAACTGAATAGGGGCCGAAGCAGTTTGGGTTCCATTATTAAATGCTACTGCACCTCCACTTGGGCCACCAGTTGCTATCGCCCAATGCCATATTGTACCCTCCCCAGAATGGCATGCCAGCAGATCATCGCCAAAGTTGTCAAACGACCAAACTGGGGCAAAATTGTCTCTAAACGCATCAATATCAGTAACATCGGGGTCTTCGGCAGGGTATCTCGGCCCTCCGTATGTGTTTCCTCCAGATGTTGCCCCAGTAGAATCATCAAAAAGAGTAACCCCCAAATCACCCCCATATTCTAATGCTCCATACCCAAGTCCCGCAATTAAAAAATCTTGCTGGTCAGAAAACGGAACGGCCCCAGATGGGCCACTGCCAGCAGCAGGGGTAATATTATATAGAGGGGCATTAGTACCGGAAGACTGCGACCCATCCCAAATCCTCAATGACTGAACCGAGCCAACTGCTAGATACCTTGCCCCCGTGCTTAGTCTCCAAGAGTGAAGCCCACGGATGGGGTCTACCCCACTTGCTGTTGTAGCAACAATAACTCCACTGCTGCCAGATGAGTTGGGAGATGACGGCTTCATAACAATAGTTGGAGTAGTTGTGTAGCCAGACCCAGAACTTACTATTGCTGTATCAATAATTTTTCCACCCGAGACTGTAAACGTGCCAGAAAAACCGGAACCAGTAATGCCAGCAGTTATATATCCTGAGCCGATGTTCGTAAACGAGACAGTAGTGAGCAGATCAGAAAGATTACAAATCAAAAAATTATCAGTAGTTTTATTCATAACCCAATAATTTCTGTTGGGAACTAACCCTATCGGCAGAGTGCCAGATGCACTTGTTTCAGGCTGCCCATTAAACTGAACTACATCCCCATTTGATAAACCGTGTGCAGTGCAAGTAATTAAGAGTTTGTCACTCCCGTTATCTGTGCCTGTAAATGTTTTTATCCCAGCAAAAAGTGTCCCGCCGTATGTGTATGAACTACCTTCGTTAGTGACCTTTAATGATGTTACACCATCGGATTTAAGTACACGTGTGTCAGCTAACCTCTGCCATCCCCCGATAGGTCTAAGTCTACCTTCCGAAAAACGAACAAGGTTCCCTTTGTACCATCTGTTCTTTGCTTGGTACTGGGTGGCATTCCTGAAGAAGCCAGCAGGTATTTTAATTGGTTGAAGTGCCATTCCTATATTCGTTACAATTTAACCTTATTAGAACTGCCAACTCTGAATTACCTTTTTTATCTAATACTAAAAGTTCGTTTGAATTGACGAAATTTGTACGCATAGTGTCAACGGCACAATCGCACAATGGGTAGAAAATCAATGGGGGAGTCTTCACTTTCTGGTATGTCAGTGAACACATTTGCCACAACTCTCGTATAGTTTCCGTCTTGAAATTTCCACTGTACTTCTGTTCTATCTGAGAAGTTTTCTGACAGGAGATCAGACTCAAAGATAATATCAAGATCAGAATTTTCACTTTCAAAGACTATCTCCATCAGCTATATGACCATAGACGTTTTGATTCAGTAGGCTTAACATCTAAATGCACAAACCTCTGCCCCTTCTTCTGACTGATGCCAACACCAGTAAAACCTAAACGTATTGCAGTCTCAACAATAGTTAATGCCTTCTGACCACGACATAGCACGTCCACTGCCAACCCTTCCATGTGG